GCGTTCAAAAGTCTCAATGCCTTCTGCGCGCTCTCAGGACTTCCGCATTGCTGTTTCTTTAGCCAGCGGTTGCCCTTCTTGTGATAGACTGCGCTCCCCTTTACTTTATGCGGCACTCCTACACCTCCTTACTGCAAGATAAATCCCTTAAAGTTATCCATTACTTCCTCTCGTGTTCTGCTGATTACAGACTGCCTTTTATTGGCAAATATACGTCTGCACTCTGCCTCATCTTTTGAATCATCTACAACGGTCAGCAGGAAGTTGAACTCAGTCGTATTCTTATAAAGTGCCTTGATGCAATTTATAGTCATCTCAAGATGATTGTAGGTAAAAAGAAAAACATCAAAGTCATACATTCGGATAGCCCCTGAAAGCCTCAAAAAAGTCAAAATCCAGTTCATCTGTTCTGACCATGATTTTGCCATAGCCGTACTCGGCATAATCCAGAATTTTCTTGTGCCCGCTCTCGGTCACCTGTCGGTCAAACTCAGTTCCGGGGAATGGACAAGCAAAGGAAAACCCATACCTTCGAGGTTGAATCTCCCTTATGAAATCGCCAGTCTCTGTTAGTGTCTCCCATGTTTCCCCAGGCATCCCAACTATGAAGCTGCATTGAGAAGAAATCTTTGCCTCGTGAGTTATCCTGACAGCCCTTCGTATTTCCTCAAGCGTAATACCCTTGTGCATTCGGTCAAGCATTTCCTGGTCGCCATTTTCGCAACCGTAGAAGATACTCCATACTCCGGCACGATAAGCCATGTCCAGAAAGTCCTCAGTCAGCATCTTCTCATTCACACGACAAGCTAGCTTAAAAAGCATATCCTTATTTAACTTGCGAGCTATTATCTCCTCAAAGATTTCGTAAGCCCATGTGTGATTCAAGTTGAAGGTATCATCTTGAAAGAATATCTCATTCATACCCCACTTCTTGTGTAGCATCTCAACCTCACCCACTACCAGTAGTGGGTCACGGTATCGTACTTTCTTTCCCCAGAAAACAGGCGTGTTGCAGAAGATACAGTTGAAGGGACACCCTCTGCTAGCCATGATTGCTATATCAGGAGGGCTTGCCATCGGAACAATCCCACAGAAGCGAGACAGGTCTACCATACTATAGTCTGGTATTGGTATATCGTTGATGTCCTTGATGTCAGGCTCTGCCCCGATAAACTTCAGGAACTCGTTCTCCCCCTCTCCAATGACTTTCTTGTCCACCGGATATGCCGGCATATCCTCCCAAGCTATTGTGTGCGGGCCGCCGATAATGATTTTTACATCAGGCAGCTTCTGCTTCGCCTGCATAATGGCTAGTCTGGCGGACTTTACTTGAAAGGTATTCACAGTCACACCTAGAATGTCGGGCTTATACTCAGTAAGGATATTACCGTAGCCGTCATGGTCAATCAGGTCAATATGCTCAATCCGCACGTCATAGCCTCTTTGCTTTGCCAGTGTGCCAAGCAGAAGCAGAGCGCGGGAGGGAGATTCAGGAATAAATCTGCCGTAGTTATTTTGTGGCTGTACGAGTAGTATCTTTACCATGCTGCTGTACCGCCCCTGCTGATATAAAGACCTCTTTCACCATTTCTATCTAAACGCATTGCAATCTCTACCTTATTGTTGTCAGCCAATTCACAGAATCGTGATATATCTGCTATTTTTATAAAATGCGCCTCCTCGTCTAGCGTAATTTGTGTTAATTCTGATTTTGATAATTTTATCTTCATGGTGTCACCTTCTGGCAAAGAACGTAAAGCTCTCCACCGAAGTAATAGGAGTCCTCAATTTTATTCCATATTCCCTCAAGGTTCTTAAACTCCTCTAGGATAGCCCTGCGGGAACACGTTCTTATTACAGGCAATAATGTTCTTAATACATTGGGCATATTGCCTCTCTTCTCAATCGCCTCGAAATGGTAGGAGTTTAATTTATCTATGAATTGCTTCGGTGAGTAAGCCCTGATATGAAAAAAGCCGTCAGGTAGCCAATGCAGACCGTTCGGCGTTGTAATCAGAAGCCAACCGTTAGGTCTCAATACCCTTCTTGCTTCACTTAAAAGCAGGTCGTCATTTAAGACATGCTCAATTAACTCTCTGCAAAAGATAGCGTCAAAGGACTCATTCTCAAATGGTAAATTACAGGCGTCACAGGCTACGTCCACTCCTTCCCCAGCTATCAGATTGGACTTTATCACCTCAGACGCTCCTAGTCCGTCCAGGACTTCATTATCAGCCCATTGAGCCGAACCAGTGCCAGTGCCCTCTGCTAGTACCCTCAGCCCTCTGAATTTATCGCCTATCATAGCTCTCACAATCTGATTACGGTTTTTGTTGTACCATACATCCGCCGAGTAATCAGGTCGTATTGTATCGTTCCATAAGTCCTCAGTAAGATGGTCAAACCTCCTGTAATTTTCAATATACTCCTGCTCCGTTACTTGTCTTCTCCCTTTTATTACCATGATATTAACCCGTCACCTGTAGCAGTTATAGCGTGAGGAGTATTGACTATCTTATGGTCAGGGTCTAGCCTGAAGTTCGAGTTTTGTGGTGTGCTGAATAAAATCACCCCATGCTTGCTCACCCTCTTGGCTTCTTGCACTACCTTGTAAGGTTCTTTGACATGCTCTAATAACTCAGAACACCATACAAAGCCGAACTCTCCATTAGAAAAAGGTAGGTCGTGAGCGTCTGCCTTGATGATTCCATCTTTCCCGCTTGCACGGTTATCAACCGCAACATATTCCCCTAGCGTCTCTAAGGCTGGTTTGTAAGGCATTGTCAATCCAGAACCCAGGTCAAGTACCTTACGCGGCACACAAGAGGGAGGTATGAAAGCTAATCGCCAGCTTTGTATTCCCTCAAGATTCTTCGGCTCTTTTATCCGCTTCTCAATATCAGCCAGTACCGGAATCCAATATTCGTCAAAATGCAACTCTTCGGAATATTCTAAAGCCTTCTTGCGGGCTAGTTCCTTTCTCTCTATGATAGCTCCAGACTTCTTTGCCTGATATGCTTGCTCCAATAATTCAACTATCTCGTCCGGTCTGCATTCAAACTGCCAGGACTCTAACCCTGACCATTCAGGAAGAAGGTCTTTAATCATCCAACCGCCGCCGTTTTCGCAAATCTCTGTCTGTGCTGTGCAGGCAGTCGTTATCACGGGAATACCGCACGCCATAGCTTCTACAATGGGTATTCCAAACCCCTCTCCTTTGGTTGGCAATAGAAATACATCCATAGAGTTATAGGTCGCTGCCATTATCTCCATTGATATGCCAGTAATCATATTTGACATATCAGGGAATCGGGTAATGTCCACAATTCCCAATCGCTCTCTGAGCTTCTGAAGGTTAATACCCCTCTCGTCAAACGCATTCGTATGACAATAATACATTACCTCCCCAGGATGGTATTTAGAGAACTTTGCCACCGCCTGCATACCAACTTCCCAATTCTTGCGATGCTCATGGTTAGTCCCTACCGTTCCGATGACGAATTTCTTCTGCCAGCCCAGGTGGTTGCGATTAAGATTTCGAGACTCTTCCGATGGCGCGTAGAGGTCGGTATTTATCAAGTGAGGAATATAGTAGCTCTCAATTCCAAAGTTCCTTACCTGCTCCTGTCCGAACCTTGACATAGCAATCGCCTTCACAAGTCCCGGATTGCCTTTTAATGCAGCGACAACTCTCTGCGGCACAGGGTCGTGGTCAACTGGAAACCAGGGCACCCAATTCATATTTCTATCTAAGTCTTTAAGTACCCAAGCATCGGTTAGCGTCAATAAAATATCTGCCTTATGGTCTTTATAGAATGTACCGGCAAACTTTATGCCGAAGTCGTTAGCCATGTTCGGGTACATCGGGATGTCTCCCCAATCTACCTTAGCACCCTGTAAACCGTAATATGCAAATATCGCTATATCATGACCCATGCCTCTAAGACGACGGCAAGCTATAGCTGTCTGCTGCCCGTAGCCTGTCGTGCAAAAGGGACTATTGCTTGACCACAATATTCTCATTTTAATTCACCTCCGCTGTGAAGGAATAAAGCATATCTATGGTATAAAATAATTCTTCTCTTGCAATGTCCTCTCTGCTTGTGACTCTGCAAGATAAATTACTTAAAGTTACTGTAGCTGCATTATTCTCACCAAACGGACGAACTAATGGAGATGAAATCATAGTTGTCTTTCCTCTGGGAACTTTAATCTTTTCCAACAGAGAACTTACGGCTGGTTGGATATATTTTTCTATAAATCCGTCAAGCATTAACCCCGACTCGTCTCTTTTATTTATTACAAAAGATATTCCCAACAATTTTGATTCAGGGTCTTCCAAATTGATGTCTTTAAGAACGTATTTTTTAATAGGTCTTTTCTTTAATTCCCTCCTCAATAATATGAGGGTTTCCTTCCCTATTTCTGCATTTATCATTTTATTAGCTCCTTCTTGACCTTATTTTATTTTATGTCCATGTGGGGAGAGCCAGCCCACCGCTGACCCTCCACCACATTGGTCAAGACCCTCGGTTGCTACACCGAAGGTCAAGACCTAGTTCTTGTCTACCAGACGTGCGCCCAGGTCTCTATCCAGCAACTTGACACCACACAGGAAGTCAATCGAGATGTTGTTATTCTTGTATTGCTGGTCGTACCCGTAGACCACACGGCATGACAGACCCTTGTAGTTTGCAACTGCGCCTCTCGCTCCACCGATAGGAGGCTGAAGTGGTGCTGATACCAGAGCTATAGCGTTCTTATGGAATGCTAAGTTCTGGCGATGCCCAAGCTGGAATGTAACCACTGAGGCGTCTGTCATAGAAGTGGCTTTAACAGCAGGCTTGAAGGACGACAGTATGATGATGCCAGCCGTGCTTGAGGTTGCGGCTATATCAGCCACAAACCATTCGTCATAGCCAGTTACCTTGAAACAGTCACCCACGTTTACCGTGCTGACAGCGCCAGTAGCTCCAGTCACCGTGCCAGCAGTAGCACCTACTGCCCATGCTCCAGTGATTGAACCAGTGCCTAATGCAAATGCCACACCCATCACCTGAGCGAAGGTTGGCATGTTCTGGTCCATGTAGCACTGGAATCCCAGCACCTGACCCATCTCAGCGCTTCTCAACGCTTTACCACCGTCACCCCTCTTATCGGCGTTCAGGAAGTTATCCAGTGCCATATAGCGAGCTTTGGTGATAGGTGCCATCACCAATCGCCTATCGCCCTGTGGCACCTTCATGGTGTCCATTACCGCCTCAAGATTGGCGATGTCTGCAACAACAGGTGTGGAACTCACCGGGTAGTGTGCTGCAAAAGCGGTCGCATTTCGGCTGCATAGGTCTTCATCTACCGCTTGAGCGATAGCTCTCATAGCAGGTGAAATGAACTGCTCCGAGAAGGATTCTACGTCAAGCGATAAATGCTGGGATGATACCTGAAAGGATACGTCCCAATGCTTGTCCATGATAACCGGTACACTGGACTCAGCAACAGTGGAGTAGCCAACAGTTGACGTGAAGGCTGTGGCTGTGAATGTCGTTGGCTTGCGAATTAAGACAGTAGCACCTCTTCCTGGCTGGAACTCTGATGAAAAAGCCCGATACACCAGGTTGCCCATCACCATATTGTTTTCCAGCACCATAAGGGCTTCTCTCGCAACATCCAACGGGGTTAATAGAGTAGTTGAATAAGCCATTTTAGATTCCCCCCTTTACTTGAATCTTTCCTTTACGGAGGGATGATTAGCATACTCTTCCATTGACATACGCTCTCTCTGTTCGGGAGTGAGCTTGCCTGGAAGTCCACCACCTAAGCCTTTGTCTGCTTGTGAGACCAAAGTCCTTTTTGCAGGAGCTTCTCCAGCCTTCCATAAGACTTTAGCCAGAGCGGTCATTTTCTCAGGAGTGCCGTCAGTCAGAGCAATTAGTGTTTGAGGGTCAGCGTCCTTGTAGCCTTTGGCAATTTCCTCAGCCTTACGCAAGGTCTTGTATTCAGCCACTCCCCTAAGTTCTTCTTCATGCACCTGTCTTGAAGATTCTATTTGTCGTTCCTTTTCGGCTGCTGCCGCCTCCCTGCGCTCTACATCTTTGGCTCTTTTATAAGCCGCTAATGCCTCTGGACTGTCCTTGACGGCCTCGTACTCTGCCCGGTCTGCCGCTTCCCTCTGTGCCTTTAGTTGGTTGGCGTACTCTTCGGCTCTGGCTTGATGCTGCTTGGCTTGCGCCTCAAGCGAGACGATACGCTTATCCAGCGTAGCATGTCGGTCGTGCAACATCTTGTCTACCTTAGACTTTGGAATAAGTTCCTCTTCTTCCGGTGGTGGTGAAGGGTTTTCTTCATCACCAGAAGGCTGTCCTGGGTCGTCCAGAAGAGCGTCCTGTGTGATTTTGTCGCCGTCCATTTTGTATCTAACCTCCTTCCTTTGGTAAATCCCCTTGACGTTAAAAATTCCGCCAAGGGTTATCTTACGCCCGCAGGCGCTTTACCACGTAATTTTCTCAACGAGTCCTCAATGGACTTCATAAGAGCTTCGTTTTCCAGTTTCTTATTTAAGTTCCTTTGTCCCATTAAGTCTCTTAATGGCTTGTGCTCCTTCCAATAAAAATCAGCAGCAGCACCGGATAATTTCTGCCATTCCAATAATTGACTGTACGCTAACTGAGAGGGCACTTCCTCTCGCTTCAGTAGACTCTTTCTTTTCTTTGTAATCCACATCCAGTATTCAACATCTGGATTAGCCAATAGATAGTTTTCTATAATATATCCAGCAGTAGGTAACTTGGTATCTTCATTTACAAAGTTCTTATTGTACTCCTCCTCAACGTGTTCTGAAGGTACTTTGTCGAAATCAATGTCAGAACCCCACTTTGGCTTTCCCTTTTTGCTTAACTTCTCCTGCATTTCTTTGAATAATTGAGGAT